ACACAACGGAAGTCATTCATCATGCCTTTCATGTGCAACAATGTAATTGGATCTTCCTTGTTCATATCAGTCCACAAAGTACCGCCAATGAATGTTACATCATCAACAGTTAGAATTTGTTTATCTAAGATATGTAAATTGCGTAGATAACCAAGCTTATCACGAAGCCTTGTAATAGTATCCCTAAAATCACCGTGATAATGTTCGTGATTTCCAGCGATGTAGATAACATGAGGGAATCTAGCAGAGCATTCTTGAAAGAATGTATGCCACGCCTCAGAGCGGCCAAAGCGGTCAGCAAGCGCATATTCGTCCCTTGTATTTAAATCTTTAGCAACACAAATATCACCGCCAAGAATGAGTACATCAGCACCTTCGGTATTGTCGAGGCTGATAGTACCAAATTCTAGGTGAATATCTGAACAAACTGCAATCTTCATAGTATTATTTCCTTATGGTGATATTATAACATGGGTAGTTATATATGTCAAGCCACACTGTTGTTTAATTACGACACACGTAGGATCCTTACCTGGTCATCAGGCACGGCAAACATCCTTGCTCGGAAATATGTAAGGCCATGGCTGTGGTGAGGCATTTTTGTAAATTCAACACTTTTAGTTTTCATCAATTCATCCAGCAGGACCATTAACAACCTTTGTTTGATATCATCCTGAAATGTTGCAACATTCATCTGCAACTGTTCCAAGTCACTAACAACAAGTTGCGCTTTAATCATATTGCCTTTGATGGCATATTCCATTTCTTTAATATCAATAGGCAAATTCCATGGATCAATAATAGCCATTAGTCCACTCTTTCAATGGCCATTTCACAGTTGATAATCATCTCACAATCATCATTAGACCAACCATTATCTTCAAGGTCTAACCATGAATTACCTTCTTCAAAGAAGTTTTCTAACCATTCACGGGTTTCATCATCACAGTCATCGAAATCGTGTTCTTCCCAACAACCATCATCCAATTCAATCATCTCACAATCATAACCACAACTATATAAATCTACACCTTCTTCCAATACTGGCGGTGTATCACCATCAGACGGCGGCGTTTGAATGTGAAATTCACCCCATCGCCAACCAGTTTCAATCACAATTTTATTATCACCTAATGATAGATGATTACGTTCAATAATGGATTTTTTCCATTCCGGTTTAATACTCCATGTAGCCATTATTTTTTCTCCTGAATAGGTTCAATCTTTGGTTCTTCGTATGTCATTGGTTCTTCATATCTTGGCATAGCACCCATAAATGCACCACTGGTTGCTTTACGTAAAGCATACAATGGAAAGAAAACAACAGCCAATGCAAGTGTAATGCCAATGCCAACTGCAACAAAACATTTTACATAAAAAATATAGGTCACTTCAAGCATCAGATTCCAGAATCCTGCTGTGCCAAAGTTTTCTGTAGGGTCACCATCATTAAAGGTGCGAATGTGTTTGATAAACTGTTTATTCAATATTTCCGTTTGATTTGTAAGAATATCAACAATACCACGGTACAAACTAATCATCATACTAACTCCTTATCTTAATGTGTAGTGTGCAACAACAGCATTAGGTTTCTTTAATGCTTCAGCACGCCGTTGTTTATATTTTACATTCTCAACATCTAACAACTTGGTTTCAGAGGTGTCTTTCTTATCCCAAATTGCCTCACACTGAGATTTATTATAGTCTGTAAATTGTAGGCAATCCTCGATGAAATATTTTCTATCATCTTCTGGTTTTGTCATCAATTCTTCTTTGTTGGTCGGTTGTGGATCCACACCTTCTTGAATCTTCTTTTCATCTAATTCAATATGGACAGGATTTTCAGGAATAATTACCTTCTCAATGATGATTTGCTCTTGCTCAACTTTAGGCACCACTGGTGTTTTTGGTCTGTGATTGGCCAAGACAACAACCGCAGCTAAAGCCATAACACCAATGATGATTTGTTTCCACCAAAGATAAAAAACTATGCCAAGAACAAACACACCAATACCACCAAATACAATGATTTCCATTGTGTGTTGGGAAATACCAGAATCATTGACGATTTCGGAATACATTTAAATCACCTTATTGACGATAAGCCACTTCACATTGAACAGAAACTGGATACATGATTGTGCCATGATCCGTTTTCTGCGGCAGTGTTTGAATCACTGGACGCATTTTTGCGTCTATACAATCTTTGGACGACCGAATTACTTCAGCACGTTCAATGACCTTTGCTTTTTCGAAACCATCCAATTTGGGAGTTGAACACGCAGCTATCACTAAAAAAAGAATAGTAAACATACCATATCTCAAAGTTTTGTTAAACATTTTTAATCCTTTCAATTAACTGTGATGCTTCAGTGAAATTAGACACATCATCAGTGAATTCCATTTCTTGAATCATCAATTCAGCTTTTGCCATACGGATTAATTCTAATGCATAGGCAACATCATCGTTATCGGCTTGATCCAGCCATTCATCAAAACCTTCATTGGTCGTATTCATAATAAAATCCAGGTTATCTCGGTCCCACTTATTCATTGAAGTTCGCCTTGATGCCATTGTCTTTAAATAGAATGCCAAAAAGAGCAGTTAAACCCATTGCTGTGATAAAACCTATTTCATTCACACCATTAATTGCGGGAATAAGAAACATATTCCAAAGCAACATAACAAATAATGAATTCAAAGAAAGTAGGAATGCAACTATTGCTGCTCGCATCAAAAATTTAGACCAGTTCATAACTTCTCCGTTTATAGTGGGACGAAGCATTAGGCTTCAGCAGTTTCTGTAGTTGTTGGTTGTGCAACAGGTGTTGTTTTAGGTGTGCCAACATAACGACCATTCTTATCAAACTCGGTATAATTAACCAACTGATATGCTGTTACAGCACGGCCGGTTTTATGCACCTTGATGATACCGCCGTCTTTGCGGATGTTATAGATGTTTGTGGATAAGCGATAGAGAACCGCTTCTTGATCCGTGCCTTTGAAACAGGACTTAATCTCATCGGGAGATACAGGTTTACCTGACAAAAGGGTTACGGTGATTTTTTCGTGGCGATTTTGTTTGCCTGAGCGAACGGTGTTTGACATTTTAAGTCCTTTCAAAATTACATGATAAGAGTACCAACATATGAATTATAACACAAAGATGGCATGTTGGCAACCATCCAGTGTTGTTTTTTTACATCAGAATGGAATTTCATCCGTATTTACCACCGTAGGGGCTTTTCCTACGGGAGCATCAACTTTCGCATCAACCTTGGAATACAAGTCGAGGAACGCCATTTTGGTGTCTGTATCGAACCGTGCCACGCATAGTTCAATAGCTTTCATTCGGTCACCAAAGATTTTGAATGCTTTAGCAATGTGGACCAAACGGCGTGTGGAGATAACTTCATCAACAGCACCTTGGTCAAATGATTGTCGAACAATATCAGCCCATTGTGTCAACTTCTCAACAAAATCCTGGTCAGCAATCAATGGTGAAAGGATCTTCTTTTCAGTCTTAACATCAGGATATTCTTGTTCAACAGTAATAGGGAACCGTTCTAGGAATGCATCATCTAGAATCTGTGAAAGGTAACGACCTTCCTCACTGCCACGACCTTTGGTGTTTGCAGTAGCAATGACATTGAACCCATCTTTTGGATATACCATCTCACCGTTTTTCTTGTTGTAGTATGGTTTGCCTTCTAAGATACCTTGCAAACACATCAATTTATTAGAACCACGGTCAACTTCATCAATCAACAGAATGGCGCCACGCTTCATTGCTGTAATAACAGGACCGTCACGATTAACAACGTTCCCATTAACAAGAGTAGGACCACCGAGCAAATCCGATTCATCAGTTTCAATACTAATGTTAACTCTAATGCACTCCCGCCCGAGCTCCGAGCAAGATTGTTCCACCATGAGGGTTTTACCATTACCTGAAAGGCCTGTAATGAACACAGGATAAAACAAATCAGACTTAATGATATTACGCAAATCTTTAAAAAATCCAAATGGCACATAATCTTTATACTTTGTAGGAATTGATACGTCAGAGTCATCAACTAGTTTAGGTTGTTTGAATTCTAAAACTTGTGCAGCCAATGCAATTTCAAGTTCAGGTTCTTTAACAATTGTTTTCTTGGTGCCGATGTTAGGCAATTTATATTCTCCTCGACCAACTCTATAATCAGACTTGGTTACAAACCAGTGTGGAAAAGAAAGGTCATTTTCTTCAATAACTTGTTGAATGCCGTCACGGGTCAAAATAGAACCTGTGCCATACAATTCTTCGGCTGCTTTAACAAAAGCGGTTTGATTGCGGTTTAAACTCATATTTTTCTCCAGTTATGACATCCACATATTGGTATTATACATGAAAACCAACTCAATGGCAAGTACTACTAAAACAATCATTCCGTCTCCCACTTTTCGGTTTGTTTAAAGGATTTTTCTTGTATTGTGAGGCTATCTTTAGATAGATGCCTAGGATTACCACACAATCCACATTCAGGGTTTCCACAATCCATGGCATGGTGTTTGGCAAACTTGTGAGGTTCTTTAACATCCATACCGTGGCGTTTGGCAATCTTCATTTGTTTTTTGATGGCAATCTCATCATTCTGCAAACGTTTTGAGTGTTTGATTTTATCTTCTTCTGTACTCATATTTAATCCTTAAAATGCATCGAAGTTGAAATACTTAGGTGATTCTTTCATTAAAATAATAGTGGTGTCGTTTTTCTCAAAGATGAACTGGCCAGTTTTGTTGTTGAATTTCACCAAGTCATCGTTACCAAAATCTCTTTCGTTCCAACCTGAATCTTCACCGTGTTCATCATCAACAACTGCTGTGGCTAAGAGTTGCAAACCCTTAGTTTGTTGTGGTTCTACTTTATTTAAAGATTTGAACCAATAACTGACACTGATATCTTTTGATGACAATGGTGTACCTGTCCATTTTGTTGGACTCACACGGTCAGCCTTACGGTCACCACGATAGACTTCAATAGCATATGTAGCACCAGAATCAAACTCTGCCTTCACGTTAAGAATACGCATTGCATCTTGTGGCGATTCACTGTAACGATTCATTTCTTCAATCATTGCCTTCAACATATCAAAGTTAAATGCTGAGAATACGGAAGCAATGTTCACAATTCGTTCTGTATGTGATTTATCATCCAAGTTATCGGCACAGTACTCACGAATGAATGCCTCATCCAAACCTTGGAAGTTAACCATGTAGAAGATACGACCTGGTCGGTTACGCATATGCGAATCAACACGCCATTTATCATTACTGGTCAACATAAACAATTTCTTGGTTGAATAAATTCCATCCAATAATGTCAGCAATGCTTCTTGTTCTTCACTGTTATACACCTTCTCAAATTCATCAAACATCACAATACATGGTTGCTGAATAGATTGAATCAGTGTATTGAATTTATCACCATGCCATGGAGCATTGATAACAATAGTTGGCACATTTTGTTTGGCCATTTCAATACAAATGTTTTTACTCAGCAAGGTTTTACCTGAACCTTTTTCACCCACAAGCATTACACCTGTGGATTTCTCACGATTCCAAAAACTGTTGATGATACGTTCAGTGTTGCGAATCGTATCACCATACAATTTTGTAGGCACATCAAAATTCTCAATCTGTTCGATATAGAAATTTTCGAATGGATCCTGCTTGACAACATAGTTGCCAGCAGGCAGTACCTCATGCAGGTCCATTGATTCTCTAGTGGCAATACGAAATGTATTGCCTGACTTCATGTAGTAACTCATTAAGGTTCAATCCAGCTATTTGCGTTTTCTTGCACAGGTGCAGTGAATTCTTCTTCATCGTCTGGCATCACACCAACTTCACCAATTACCTCATAACGGCAGGCACGGCCTTTCGCATTGTCGTAATCTGTTGGAATGGATACAACATCACGAGGATTGATTTTAACAATCACAGTGCGTTCGCCACCAAAGTGAGCCAAATAGGACTCAGAGCAGAAATGCAAACCAGCAGAGCAGGTTTGGTTCTTGTCATCATTAACTTGGTTGCGTTCCATCTCCACAAACATACCAACAGAATTATCCATTGTGCCTGTATGACAATCTTTGTAGTCATTACGGACTTTTTTGTATGCCAAGAAATGACCATCGCCTGTAATTGGCAAACGATTCTTTTCCAAGAAACCATACAACTCATTCACAGCACGGAACGATGGGTTTTCCATCATGTTCTGCATGAAGTTGGCCAATGGTTCAATTGGAAAACCTGATTGCAACATCTCAACCATGCGGTTAACAATAGCACCATGCATCTCTGTGCCTTTCCAAAACAATTTCTCGCCTTGTACTTCAATATTACCTGCACCATAATTTAACACAACCTTTTTAGGATTGATTGTATCACGCACAGCTTCCCAATCATTGGCCTTGATGGCATCAACTACCTTTTGATAGGTGATATGGGTTTTAGAAATTGTGTGTGGTGTATTATCAATAACAACCACAACATTAGAACCTTGAATCAAATACGGAAACATCTTAAACACCTTTCACTGTGTCAACCAAATTAATATACTCACACACATCACCCTCATTTGCATACGAACTCAATTTATCAAGCAGAGGGTATCGCTTAGAAAAATCAGCCAACTTTTGTTTGTTTTCCAACACCAAATCATCAACATTCATGTTGTTTTCAACTTGCATTGCTCGCATTAGTTGTTGCAACCAAGTGATGCCTTTCAACTTTGGTAGACCAACAAAGGCATCTAAGAATGACTTTGCAGGACTTTTTACATCAACACCATCAACTACTGTTTGGTAATTATAATTGAAAATGTCGTGCTTGTCAAGCTTTTCCATCACGGATGCCATACAAATTTTGGTATTTAAGGCACTCAACGTGGTAGAAATATGGTCTTCAAGGTTAATCCAGTTTGGCATCTTTTTGATGGATTCAATATCACCTTTACGTACACCATATACATCAACCCTCAATTCTGCAATCTCGGTTCTATTCAACAAGTGTTTCAACTGGTCAACACTATTACGCAATTTGGTAAACTGTGGAACAAAACCAGACAATGGAATATAATAAAACTTTTCTGTCTTATCAAATTTGTCCAATGTATCAGCAGCACGCCACACAAAATCTTGTGATGCTGAACGATTTGAATGTCCACCACGGCGGTCAAGTTGGAGAATAGTTACGTTCTTACCAAAACCATTACCAGCACCATTCTTACGTGGTTTTTCATTTAACGTTGATGCAGCCATACGCTGTGCAACAGGTGGATTGTGCAACATTGTGTAGAAAGCAACCAAGTTCATTGGTTTGGCTTTGTCAAGTCTATCTAACACATACACATATTCACGGTAAGCATTCTTTTCTTTATTACGGAAATGAAACTTAGCACGTTCAAATGAACCTTTTTTACAATCATTCTCAACAAACATTGTGCTGTTGTCAACTTCGATATCCCAATACTCAATACGTTTTTGGTCTTTGTCGTAAGATATAGAAGGATTATGATTCTTACAACGACTATTACCACGTTCAGATTCAAATTGTTTGATATGAATGTTCATAGCCTTCAAATCGAGCAAATCAGCCTTGATATCAAATGAGTGATTATAATTATTTTTTACATCAAACAAAGGAAAATCTGTAGTGGTCACATATTCATTCACAGCTGATGACCACAATGTAAGGCGTTTCTTGTTATACAGAAACATTGAACGTTCCCATTGACCTTCAATTGCATCAGCCTCAACAGCGAGAACCTTGGCCAATGCAGAATTAACTGCAACCAATTTTTTGCGAATAGAATCAATGGTCAATGGAATGTAAGACAAACCTTCACGGCTTGCTTGAAAGTCTAACTCACCGATACCAAATTCAATTACAAGGCCACATTTCAATAATTGGTGTACGCCTTCAAGTGATTGTTCTGCTTGTGGTACATCAATTGGATATGCGATGTTACCCATCACAGCTGTGGATGAATTGCGACCATGAAAATCATTTTTGAGTGAATGAACACCAGGAATAATATTCTTGGTTTCATATTCGGCAGGTTCAATTGTGATTGTGTTACCTGTAATTGTAGGTAATACAGGAAACCAACGATATACTTTTACTGCTTCATCAGCAAATTTACTAAAGTCATACCTGTCATTGACGGAGAATTTTACCTCAACGCCATTAGATTCTGCTACCGCTTCTTCACCCATCAGAGCAATAGATGGCACACCAACGTCATTGATAAAGGCAGAGTAAATGCCTTTGCGGCCATTTTGAATGGCGGTGACGGTGAAGTTATCAGTATAAGAGAATGGAGATTTTGAACCAAGACCAAGAGCACCGATAAACTCATTAGATTCGGTTTTGGTTGATTCAAAATATGTGGTGTAAATCTTGGTTACTTGGTCATGTGACAAACCAGTGCCAAAGTCACGAATAGAAAACCACGGTTCTAACGTAGTTGGCAGGTGCACCTCAAAAGGTTGTGTGGTGCCTGCTGCGGTGTGACTATCAATGGCATTACATGACAGCTCACGAATTATCGCCTTAATCTTATTGGCGTACAAACCGCTGGAAAGAATGTTAAATGCTTTCGCTGAATTACGGATACGGAACTCACCAATTTCACCAACATTGGAAAGAATGGCCTCTGCTTGAGGTGCGCTATTGAGAATCATTACAAAACCTTTTTCAATCAATCAATACAAGTATTATATCAGAAATAATACCAACTGGCAACCATGTTGTTAATCTACAACAGTAGTACTTTAGTACTAATCAATGATATCCGCCATAACAATGTTCCGTAACATAACTGACAACTGCTTGGCGACCATCATCATTCATATTGAATACATCAATTGGATGTTTAAAATCAAAATGCATATTTGGACTATCCCACCATCTATCTACCAATTCTTGGCGACCAAGCAATGCCATCAGCATATTATCACAATCAGCCTTTTGCAAAGCGTGTTGTATTTTATTTTGAACTTCTCTTTTGCGCCACATAATTAACTCCAAGTCCTGTGACGTTCAGCCACCCATTCTCTACCATCATATTCTTCAATGTACCAGTCTACATCATCAGGAACTTCTACGATTTTTAAATCTGAGAAATCACCACCAGCATCGGTACCATATTCTTCAATCATTGCCACAAGGTCTGGACAATCACGGGGAATATCACAATACCAAAATCTTTCATCAGTAACACCAGCACGGTTTTTATATTCATCTAATGCAGCTTCAGATAAACCAAAACCACCATGACACGCATTTATAACAACTTTCATTCTTCAACTCCGAAATGTTTTATTAATCTTATCCGCACAATAATGGCCATCCATTCCTTTGTCACCTAGTTCCTCACATATGGTTAGGCATTCCATAACAATCAACTCGGCGAACTTTTCTAATTCTTGTGACAATGAATTTCCATAGCGGTCTTGGTGTCCATTTTCAAAGCCGGCCTGTTCAGCCAGTTCTATGATTCGTTCATTCATTTTTCAACTCCTAAATGTTCCTTTGATTGCACTCCAACAGGCAAGTGCAGAGTTATCTTTTTTCATAACATCTTCACAGATTTTCATACATTCCCATACAAGCGAATCGGCGAACTTTTCCAAGTCAACCTCACACTTGTCTCCATCGGCATTCCATGTTTCAGCCTGTTCGGCAAGTTCTTTGATTCGTTCATTCATAATTTTACCTGATTAACCACAAATTGCATACTCAGCCAAATCAGACCAGTTTTTACCTGCGCCTTGGCGAATCTTTGTTACCTGAATCAGTGTACGGAGCGATAACTCTTTAACTGAATCTTGGTGTTTCTCAATCAAATTCATAGCATCAGTCTTAACGACCTTATCAAACTCAGGCATAAACTCACCTGTAGACAACAGGTGGCGCATACGTTCGACCTTTTGTTTTGTGGTCATTGACAAGTCAACAGCCAATGAACGGGTCAGGATAGCCTGGTCAATATTGGATGCGGACAAGTTGGAGATAAACACAACACGACCTTTGAATTCGAAGGATGTAGGTAAATCTTCATCTTTGATATCCGCTCTCCATGAAATGATCCGGCGTGAATATGAATCAAGCGCACCTTTGAGCAGGTTCAATGATACTGGATCCTTGAGTACAGAATCACAATCATCAAACACAATAACGCCATCTTTATTTTCATAAAGCGTGCGGTACAGGCCTTTAGGTGTTGAATAACCTTTGATGACACGGAAAGTCTTGGCAGTCTTAAGGACGGTACCAACAGCGATATCATCAAGCACGGATACATCTTTGAAACCAAGTGCTGTCAACGTTTGTGACACGGTAAAAGACTTACCAAGACCACCAGGACCAGTCACAACAACGGATGCTTGTGCGCCGTTAGCAAGCATAGTAACCATATCAGACACAAAACCGAAGCGTTGGTTGATACTAAAACGGGACTCAAGCACAGGTGCAACAGAATTGGATTCTGATTGTGCCTTACGGATGACATAATCCATATGTGCCTTGTTTGAACGTTTCACGGTTTTGCCATTAATAACAGCAACATACTTACCACCAACAAATTTCACATCAATCATTGTTACTCCTAATCAATCAATACTACGTATTCTACAGGTTCTGGTAGAAAAGGCAAGCCTAATACTTTAGTACTCAAGCAGACCGGTCAAGTATTCTTCTTGGAACGCTTCGGTTTCTCTGCTTCAGCAACCATTGCTGCCCGCTTTTCCGTTGCGTCCACCCACTCCTGGTGCGCTGCAACCAGTTTTTTGTACTCATCATATGTGACAACGGCATCATTCCAACGATAGGTAAACGTTTCTGGATCCATATATTATACGGACTTTCCTGTCGCTAAGTGTACTACGGCAGCTGGGAATAAGACTGCCACCGCCAATTCCAAGAGGTCTGGATCCAGTTTGTCATTACTTGCAAGGCGTTCTATAGTCTTGGTCATGACCCATGGACGGCGGTCAAGAAAACGGAGAGCCGAATCTAATGCAAAATCTTGTGCATACGAAATTTCTAATTCATAATTCATACTGTCACACCCCAATATTTCATAACACGTTCCAAACAATACAAATGCTCTGCAATTTCACCAATGTCCTTGGCTTCATCAATATCAAATATTGCAAAACCACGACCATCAGCACGATTCAACATATCTTGTTTTAGTGATTCGTAGGTACTTTGCAATTCCGTCTGTACGATACCATCAACAGTATTCCAATCCAATTTAATAGTTACTTCTTTCATATAGGTCCTTAATATTAATCCTTACTGGGGGGCACCGCAATTATATAACAACGTTGATTTCTTGGCAAGTCTTTTTCACATTCCATTAATTCTATGTCCATAATTTTGCCATTAGCGAAATACCCAGTGGGTGACAATACAATCCATGAAATGGTAATCATGATGCCAATTATAATACCAATTATGATATTCACATTACCACCATGAATCATAGTAAACGGCATCGCCTACAGCAATAGCTGCCATTGCCTTGCCAATGAATTCCATATCCTGTGCAACAGAATCAGGATCAGGTGGATTATTACCAAAGAAGAAACCAACTGTTTCAGGCAATCGGCCTTTTGTCACATCCATTGCCAATGATTGCAGGTCTTCCATTGTCAATCGTACAGGCACACAATTAAACGATTCTTTATCGCCGCCTTTTGAACGATACAGGCGTTCCATCCAACCATGGAGGTCGTGGTGTTTACGCCAATATGCCAATTCTTCTAAATCATCTTCACGACCAGCGTCCTGACCACGCACATTAAAATCGTCAATCACATCTTCCGCTTTTACACGGAATGCGTACATATCTAAACCCATCATTTACTCCTTATTTCAACACAATGCCGTCAACGTTGTATTTCTTCTTTAAGAATGACAAACACGCTTCAGGTGTTGGTCGTGCTGCTTCTTGTTTGCCATTCATCATAGCAACCCATTTTTGACGATCCGCACGGAAGAATACAGTACCATCAGGATGCGTTGTTTTAGTGCCTTTTACAATAGAACCAACAGTGGTATTGCCAACTTTTGAAATAACCAGTTTGGTTGGTGTCACTGTACGTTGGCGTGCCATCTTACGTGATGCAGGTTTTGCTTTGGCGACTTTTGGTGTCTTAACTTCAGGATCAGCAACACCTGTACTAGGGTTGAATCGTGGGCCGGTCATAGGACCTACCCATGGGAAGAAACCAACAGGCGATGGACGGCCAACAAATGATAATGCTTCTGTCATATCAGCACCACACATTGACCAAGAATCGGTTTCTGCATCATACCAGCGATAATACTTGCCTTGCATCCCACGGTCGACCAAATACATGGCAGTTTGTGGGGGTTTACCAGTTTGAAATTCCATAATATATCCTTTTCAATTTAACAATGACCATTATACACTAATCCTAGGTAATGGCAACCTTAATACTAAAGTACTCCATCTCCTAGGTCAAGTATTATTGCATTGCGAATTTTTCCATTTTTGTTGGTGTATACAGGCGCTGGGTCAACAACGGATATTCTTTCCGTGATTTAATCTCGCCAATATTTAATTCTGCCAAACACTGCAAACCATAATTGCTGAATTTAGCGCCAGACAATACGTCCAACATATACAACCAGTTTAAATCTTTCATTCGATACTCCTATCCCATTCTAATGCTTCTAAAGCGTCAATAATACATGAATCAGCAACACTCATTTGTGATGCAACTTCGGCGTTTGTCTTTAATGGCGACACCTGCAGCCCATTGGACATTGGTGTTTCCGCCCAATGATATACATCCGCAAGCAATGCCTGCGCCTGTTCTAGTTTTGCAACCAATTCTGAGTTAGTCATTACTTTTACCTTAATCTAATAGAACCATATATTCTGCTGGATAATGTTTGCGAAACCAATCCAGTCCTTTACGGACTTTTTTGTAATCACCGAACATTTCACAACCTCGAATAGTATCATATACCGCTACCGCTTCAGGCGTCAACATTACACCTTCACCAGAAAACGGATTCTTTACCTCGACAGATTCCTTATCGAGCACCATACAATCAAACGGCAATTTTAACTTACTCATACCAACTCCTGCTTTGCATTAATCAAACCATTTAAAAAATCTACCTGCTTGGCCTTAGGCAATTCACTCACCACATATACCAATTGCGATAGTAGATATTCACCTGCATCATCCGAGGACTTTGTTACCTTGACAAAATGCAGGATTTCACCTTCAATTTCATCAGGTGTGAAATATACTTTTCGCTTTCGCACAATTTACCTCAACAATCTGGATCAAAATCATGCCATTCCTGTGCTTCATCAGGCTGGCCATCATATTCCGTTTCTACTTCATCCATATCTACTTCGGGCAGATAGGATTCTAGTACCTTAGCAGGCACACGCTTCAGCAATTCTTCCAGTGCTGTGATATCACCTGATTCAATATCCAGATATATCTGGCCAATGACTTTATCTACCAATTCTTGCATAATTCTACCTCACGCTTCATTAATTGAATAAACAACAAAACCTAACTCATTCGCTATCTCATATGCTGTTTCCAGATTAGGGGCTTCGATTAAGTCACAACCGTCCTCATGTTCAACAAAATATTCATTCATAATTTTACCTGATTAAATTGAAAAATCTTCTAACTCAGCAATATTTTCTTTGATGAATTCAATTTCATCTGGATCATCTGTGCGTTCCAGGTCATATTGCAAATCTTCAATTTGTGAATTAACGATATCCAATGCAATCTCACGATAAGCAATAGGATCAAGTTTACGCACAATAGCGGAACGTGAAAAGGTCAAGTTACCGATAATAACGTCACCTTCACAATCCAACATTTCATCTATCATTTCGATAATCGCTTCATTTCTCATTTTTTCTTACCTCACTGATTTAAAACACAATTATACCAGATTTTACCTGACTTGGCAACCTAATACCATAGTACTCCATTTGTTTGCTGGAGTACTACAGTATTACCTGACTATCGTGGGTATACTGCAAAAGTAGTAGCATCCTGTTTTAAACAGGTCGATTGTTTGGTGTTCGGTGAACGGAAAGTGTTATGAGCACGTGGACCCCGAAAACGAAACTTTACCTTCTTACCGGCCTTTGCAAACAAAAGTCTTACATTATCCAGTTCACCGATAGGCACGCCGTGTAATGCGGAACGTCTACCGACTGAACGATAGAAACCAAAGTATTCAATTAATTTCATTTATTAGTACCTTTTACTGACTTAGACCAATTGCATTATCTTCCAACAATTCCAACTCACATTGTAAGTCTTCCGTACTCATCATCGGCAGAATCATAGTACAATAGTTTACAAACGCATCTGCATCTGAATACCCTGTAGTTACAATAGACTCAATAATGAGTGCTATAGTTTCGTTTTTTGTCAAATTCATACTAAACCAGTACTTTCGTTGTAAATTTTACCTTCAATAGACGAAATTAACTCTAAAGTTGTATAATCGTCCGTATTGTAACCCATTTCGGTTAATGCATCATAAATTACATCAATTTCTGCTTCAGTTAACACTAAAGTAAACATTTTTTCTTTTGTCATTTTATTCTCGCTTTAAAAAAATCAATTATACAGGTTTTACCTGACTTGGCAATATACGTCAAAAGTTCTCAAGCCGACTGCTGGACTGCTTTAGTATCAACTATTGCAGAAATCGACATAGAACTAAAGTTTACACTTTGCAGAATGTAACCTTGATTGTATAATGCCAAAGTAATACGATCCACAATAGTATCTAATACTTTTTGTTCAGTTTCAGTACGATCCCGATGTAACTTTAAAGTATCAATATCCATCAAGTCAGAGCAAGAAAAAGGTATTACATAGTAATCTTTTCTTAATTCGTGTCGTTTAGAGAAGAAAATAGTATTCATTTTATTCCATTTCAACAAAGTCAACCAAAGTATTACATTCATCCACATTAATGTGAACTAATTTATCATTGTAAACACAAAGTGCTACATTCTCTGGAATTAATACTTCTAAAGCATTATATTCTGGATTGTGTAATAAAAAGTATTCAATCGGGGAAATTAAGTCAATAGTATTCATATTTTGCTTTCTGATAATAAAGTATTAACTGCATCACGTATAACGTCAACATAAGTTCTAATGTTATCAAAAGAATTCATTATCTCTGTGTCAGTAGTACTAAAGATTTCATTTTCACAATGTTCTAAAATATACTTAACATTCTGGTACAGATTAATACTTTCGTTCTTAATACTTTCGATTGACTCGTAACGTTCAATCAAAAGTTGTAATTCCTCAGCAGAATCACGTATGTCAGAAAAATGTATTACATCCAACATATCGCCAGTAAAACCTTCTTCTACATTTTCAGTTTCAGCAATAATACTTTCCGTTGCATTGTAAATTGTATCTGCAAAAATACCTAAGTCAATAGTATTCATTTCCGTTCTTTCATCATTGTTTGTTGTCATGTGTTACATTATACAGGTTTTATATGAAATGGCAATATAAGAGAAAAGTCTTACATTATGGCCATGGAGTACTATAGTTGCTGTGGATAAGTCTGTGTATAAAATGTGCATAAGTCGCAGATGCTGTGGATATGCTGTGGATAACTTTACCTGACTAGTTAATGAGTACTTCCGTTGTAACCTGCATCCAGGTGTACTGAGAAAGTATTAGTAATCCGCATAATATACTGAAAAAGTGTCATAAAGTGCAATTTTGTGTTGTTTGTAGTGCTTTAGTGTTACCAGCGCACCAGAATACGCAAGTTTGGTGTAAGTAATAAGTCTTAGTCTGTGCCTGCGATGGCACCTCAAAGCATTACAATGGTTTTTCTACCGCAAACCAAAGTGTTACTCTCAGAAGCGCTCTAGTTCGCCGTTGAATACTTTTGTTTCAAATTCATAGATAATACATTGTACTTCAGCATCAAAGCCCAACTCACACAAAAGTTTACACTCCTGTATGAATGCTTCATGGCCTAAACCAAAAGTATACAGCATTTCTTCCAACTCTTGCAATTGAATACTAATTTCTGACATTCTGCCCATGTAATGCTCCTGTGTTAATATGTGGGTATTATACAATAAAACCGACAGACTGGCAATATACTGAAAAAGTACTCCATTGCCGAGCTAGAGTACTTCCGTTTTCAACGCCCAGCCCCAGCGTCCACCCCAGTCTGCTTTCGAATAGGTGCTATTATACAGGAACCAGACAGGTTGGCAATATAGCGCAAAGGTTCTCAGTTGCCCCGATGGAGTACTATAGTGTACCATTGCCAAAATCAGCAGGATCGGTTATACTTTGTCCATCAAATCAAGAAAGCGAGAAAATATGACCGAATTCGAAAAGCAGTGCTACGGTATGTCCACCGCAGCGATCCGTGAGCAGTATATGGAAAGCTTTACTGCCAAGCACGTTGGTCTGGAAATGGTTGTGATGGGTATTCTATCGGACGTCCAAGAGCTGACCTCTTATGGCAACAGCACTCCCAGCTACACCATCCGCAAGCAATTGAATATTGCTAAATTCATCCTTTGCGAAATACAGGACCAGCGCCAATCAGCAGCACTGCTTGCGGATGAATACTTGGACTCCGATGCTCACCTGTCCCAAGTAGAATAACACTACAGGCAACTGGAAGAAAAAAGTTTACAGTTGCCATTTTCACCAAATCTGGTATAATTGACTCTTACAAACAAACAAACAAAGGAAAAAAATGTTTACATTCGCATGTGGTTCGGTTGAAGGTTTAACTCTCACTCAAAAGCGTGAAACCCTGAAGGCGCTCAAGGCGTCAATTAAGCTCGAGGTTGAAACCAAAAAGGCTTTGCGTGGTCTTGCTGCTGACGCTAAACTGAAGGCTGCTGCTGAAAAGCGTGAAGCCGCTATCGCTAAGGCACAAGCTCGCCTTGAGAAGCTGCTTGCTAAGCAAGTTGGTGCTGTAGGCGCTAAGGCAGTGAAAGCCAACAAGCGCCCTAGCAAAGGCGTGGTTTTCGGCGCTGAGGACAATGCTATTGCTGCTGCCATCATGGCTCGCAAAGCAACAGCGTAACCATTCGGGTGCTGCGAGGAACGCAGCAACACCAAAAGCCGGTGCCAACACCGGCGCTCGAGTGTAAGGCAAAGGGATCGGATCCCAGAGGCCGCCAGTTGGAAAATTACTGGCACAGTATTTGAAAACAAAAGTTAACAATTTAGGAGTTAGTATGAATGTATTCATTTTTTTGACTGGTTCTTTAGTCGGTGCGTATTATAACACAGCTGTCCTTTCGGTGGCAAGCGCTTGTGCTGGTGCTTGCACTAGAGGTGCTGAGTTAATACTCCAGTTGGTGGCTTGAGTTAAAAAGTATTAGGTTGCCATTTTCACTGGTTGTGGTATAATTACTCCATCAAATCAAGAAAGCAAAGCGAAATGAATAAACTCTCAAAAACCTCCAAGCTCGACAATATCCTCAGCTGGTCCCTTCAGGCTCTCGAAACCTGTCCTGGTTCCCTCTCCGCTTCAGGCGTTTTGGTTGACGCTTGTTCCGGTTGCTACGCTACCACTGGTTGCTACTCCTTCAAAGGTACCAAAGCGGTACGTGCTGACAATAAAGCTGCATGGCAAGAAGTTGGCTGGGTTGATACAATGGTTGCCGCTTTGAAAAAGCAAAGCTTCTTCCGTTGGTTTGACAGCGGCGACATGTATAGCCTCTCCCTTGCCGTTAAAATGTACGAGGTCATGGCTGCTACTCCGCATGTAAAGCACTGGTTACCCACCCGCATGTATAAATTCCCTAAATTTGATGCCATATTGGCTAAAATGGAGGCACTGCCTAATGTCATGGTGCGCCGCTCATCGGATGCTATTGACGGCACCTTTACTGCTGGCGTACATGGTAGCACAATCATTCCTGCTGGTCAACCAATCCCTGCTGGTGTTGTAGCATGTACAGCACCAGAGCATGGCGGTAAATGTAATGGCTGCCGTGCTTGCTATTCTAAAGAGGTCCCAGTGGTTGCTTATATTGCTCACGGCCGCAAAATGGCAAAGGTTATTCGCTTGGCAGTGGCTGCTTAAGATTTTCGCTCTCCCCACTTGAGGCTAGGCTGGATGGTGGGGTTTAGAGGCAGTGCTGTAATGGTGCTGCCTCTTTTTTTGGCTCTGCTGGAGCTGCTGTCCGAGCAGTAGCGGTGAGGGATGGGGGTGCGGTAGGTAAGTGATTAGCTAAAAAAGCTCCACCTGGTCAAACTCTTTTTTCTCATTTTTTATTTTCTGGGGCCCCTGTTAAGGGTTTCGAAAATTTTTCTCGGAGGGTCCTATTGATACCGGGAATTTTTCCAGGTCCAGCTTTCGATCCTCTGCAAATTTCTGTGCTTCTTCTAATGAACCAATCTCATAGCCTTTATCTGGATGCACTCTCAAAGCATTCTCAAGGTTCTCTATAATTCTCTGTACGTCACTGTGTTTCATTTTCAGTTTTCAATTGTATCCACATTACTAAGGCATTCTCAAGGTTCTCATTGACCTTATCTGATGCCACTCTCAGAGCCACCAGAATATCCATAGCATCCTCTCTTTCATACCAAGTACCAACGAGTCTGCCTGTAGGGTTTCTGATACCTCTGATAGTATGGCTATCGTATACATGGACCCACTCTTTACGTGAAAGACCTCTGTCTTTTATCCATTGGCAATATTGGTCATAGTTACCTGCAACAACAAAATATCTCTGTGTCATTACTCTTTAACTCCTACACCATCTCATCAACGTTATTACCTTTACTGAAGTACTGTGTTTTCATTACCTGCAATTCTTCCTGACGGTCTTTGATTACTTTAATCTGTTGTTGTTTGATTGTTTCTTGGTGTACAAGTTTCTGTAGTTCAATTTTGTGTGCCATTGCGGCATTAATACCACTTACTTTCATTCTTCTACTCCGAAATGTTTTTTAATAGCAGTAACATATAAATTGCTTTGATACGCTCCCGCTGCTTTTTCTTCGTATGATGCCCCTTCGTTCATACACGCCTGAAAACATTCCTGAACAATCAACTCGGCGAACTTTTCAGGATCATCAATGGTATACTCAGGCCAAGTGTGCTGATTGCCGCTATTATAGTGACCGCCAGCCTTCGACCAAAGTTCTTTAATTCGTTCATTCATTCTTCAACTCCAAACTGTTGTTTGATACGCTGATTGATGGCGTAAGCAGTGTGTATTGGTTCAACAGTATTAGTATTGTTCTTGCCAACCCAAATAGAACACGCCATACATTCCCGAACAATCAACTCGGCCAATTTATGTGCTCGTAATGCTAATTCGGGCGCAGGATAGTCTGCTTGTATCATTAACTGTTTAATTCGTTCGTTCATAGTTTCTCTCCACAATGTGGACACAGTTTGACATTAACATTACGCATTTCTTTTAGTGTCTTGGTTAGTTTTCTGGCATCAGCAGTAATACGTTGTATGGCTTTACGGTCACGCTCGTGTTTGGCTTTGTTCAATTCTTCTTTAAGATGTAATTTCATCTTGGTCAAGCGACCTTCAAAGATTTCAATAAAGCCAGTTATACCTGTTGTTGAGTTCATTTTTCACCAACTACTTTCATCTACGATTGTTTTCTCTATTATTACCATATCGCCGTTGATGACAGTTGGCAACGACACTTTGACGATTGAACCGATACCAGATGACGAATCAACGGTCACGGTCACGTAGTCGGAATCCGGATACTTGTCACAGAATGTTTTGATAGCTATCAGGTCTTCTTGGTGTAATGATAGTTTACTCATAGTGATATCTCTGGATTGCTAGTAGCATCACCTGCACCTAATATGCAAGCCAGTTTACTATCGTATTCGATGAGTGTCCAACTACGTTTCTCTTTGTTAACCAATAGTGTTACATGCGTACCATTAGTTGTTTTGCCGACCCAAACTGGCATCTCTTTGTATTCTTCTGTAAAGTATCGCATTACGGATTCGGCATTTGAACATCTCATTGATTTCGACAGAGTGATGACTTCTTGTGCGAATGTTGTAGTGCTGAACAGGAGTGCTAAGGTGATGATTGTTTTACGCATTGTGGTTCCTCTATGTGTTGCATGGCTCGTTCGTGAAGTTTATCCCATACGTCTGGTTCTCCCCAGAAAAGGAATACTAGTAACAGGATTGCTATTATGTCACCCATTGAGAACCTCTAGGAATTCTTTCGGAAGGCGGACGTTGGAAAGTCCGGAGGCGCTTGAAAACATCGGTGCTATCTGAGAAGGAGTATAACCAGCAAGGCCACATCCAATAGCAGTAACATTAAATACCAGTTCAGGCATATACTTAGCAAACTCTATGAATTGATTGACGTATACTCTAATGTAAGTTAATGGCAAGGTTTCGATATTCTGGTCTTTTGTTGGAATACCATAAGAGTCGCCTTGTAGTCCGACACCAACACCATAGATGGCACCGTGGTTGTCAGCAGCAAACTTTGCGGCACCAGCACCGTGTCGGCCGGCCAGGTTCGAACCAAAGACAAAGATTTCTCTTAGAGGTGTCGGTGTTCGGCCAATACAGAGTTCACAATCCGGTTCATCACAGGTGTCCTCCAACCATTCGTTGGTCTGTTCGTCATAATATGCATCATACTGTTCTGAATATTTCTGGTTCATAATGTTTCATCATCTTTATGCAATGGGCAAATTGTATAGGTTCGTGGTCAGGATCCGGTAAGTTATCACCGTGTTTCTGTTTCAGTTTCTCATAAATGGCCAAGGCCTGTTGATTGGTCATTCTGGAAAGTATCTGTTAACAACTACTTCTAAGATTTCCATAACTTGTTCTGCTGTCAGTGAATTGTCTTCTGCCAGCCTGTCTTCCAAAGGAATGACATGCCAACGCCAAGCATCTTCTTCTTCAACAAACTCATGCCATGCGAACAAACAAACTTCTTCATCTGGACGGTGTTGTACCATATTACCAAATGTAAAAGAATAGGTGTCATGTTCAGGGAAAACAAAGCCACGTCTTGCAGAATCTTTATGAATATAGATTGCATATGATTCCATGTTGGTGTTACCATGTTCAACATATTCATACTCACCATTGGCATCTTCAGTTTCTAAATCACCATAACCATCAAATGCAACTTTGATTTCGGAAATAGGAGAAATGTTATCACCAATTTCTGGTTCCAGAACCTCAGTCCTATTTTCTAATAGTTTAATTAAATATTCTTCGAATTTATTATAACCGTATTCGTCCATTTTATACCTCTTTGTAAATATTAGACCAGATTTTCAGTTTCTCTTTTTTGGCAATTCTGGCTGCGTTAATGTTACTGTCAGAAACAATACACTTCTCTACCATAATATCTATCATAGCCAAAAGGTCTCCAACTTCTTCTTCCAAACTCTGCATGTTACTTTTGTTTGTAACAGGATGCACGGAGTCAAAACCGAAACGGAAAATCTTTGAGATTGCCTGCGTCACTTCAGCACATTCTTCCTGTGTGATACAGAAAATCTCTTTGGTCTTTTTATCCATTAATAACCTCATTCAACAAAACTTGGTTACCATCACCACCTTGACACCAATTTTCAGCAATATCTTCCGCTTCACTTTCTGAGCGGATTGTAGTTCTTTGGATTACCTTGTTTTCAATATATAAGGCAACTTCATAAACATCAAACTGTCTATCTAGGCCACCACGGTTTAGTCTGGTCACAGTAGCCTTTCTACCTGCGCCATAATATTCTGAATAAATCTCCATAATAACTCCTTATGCAATTAGTCCAATAAAACGATTCAGTACAACACGACTGTTATGTTTGCCATTATTGTACTTCGTAAATGCAGAGGCAATACCTCTGAAGGTTGAGTTTTCTTTAACTTCGAAAGTAGAATCCTCATCGGTATCTAGGCCGTTTGACCGCAAGATATAGTACTCATCATATCCAGTATTCTCCAGAATGGCAAACTTGGATTTTCTAAAGTTGTCCTTCATTTCTTCGTGGTTCATTTGTTTTGGAAACCATTCGTGTACTTTGCGGTTAAAATCTCTACCACTGATAACATAGAAACCAATAACATTCGAACCAGTTCTTGCTTTTAACAAACGAATGAAAGCTCTTGTCTGTGCTTCATAACCATTTTTACCATCAATCTTTTCTTCATGTTTGGTAACAGGATCACGAATAACTAATCTTTCATATTTCATAGATACATCAGTTAGTCCATAGTAAGGGTCTTTCTGCAAATAACGATTCGCATTATTACTTTCACCATCTGTTAGAAAAATTGTATTAACAATCTGTAATTTGTTTTTCTTTTGAAATTCAGGAACGATAGTCATTGCATGAACGATTGCTTGGTTCAAAGGCGTGCCTTGCATGGACAACCAATAAGGGAAATAACCACGGGTGCCACTTAGACCAGCCATACAAACCAATGATGAACAGGCATAAGTGAATTCGGAGCTAGACATTCTGGATGATAACAAGTTCATCAAACCATAAGGTTTAAAAAATATGTCATTTTCTTTTCGTATTTGTTGAGTTTGTTTTTCCGTTTCGGTGTCTTCAACAAAAGCAAACACTTCATAGGGTATGTTCATTTTCTTGCAGAACAATACCAAATTGATTAATTGTTTCATTGTGTTACCGATGTGGTCAATCATAGAACCAGACCAATCGAGGAACATAACAAGTCCGTGTGATTTACCACCAGGAACAACCGAGATTTTCTTAAAGATATCTTCACTGAAACCATAAGAGTAAATCTTATTCATATTCAACTCACCGGTTTTGGCAGTTGTTGTGCGTTTCAGTTGGTCAGCATTCTTACGCATTTCAAACTCTTTGACAAGGTATGAAACTACTCTGTTACTTTCATTTCGAATTCTAAGGAATGTTTCTGTTGAAGAAATGTAGTTTTCTTCTTTATATCTTGTCCAGATATATTTGTGGTCAACAACATCTTTTGGATTAAAATGTGGAACATTTGCGTATATAATATTACTCAGTCTATTATCAAATAGTTGTTTTTCATTTTCTTTATAAGCCGCATCAGTAAAAGAACGAATCTGGTCTTCTAGACTTACTTTCTTATCTTCTTCTACAGAATCAAATTCATCACTATCAGATTGTTTGTTAGATTCAACCTCTTGTTCTCCTACATCTTCACCATCTTCAAAAGTTTGTTCTTTTGAATTGCCTTGGTCATCAAAATCAACTTCTTCATATTCTGATTCATCTTCATCTTCACCATCATCATTGTTTTCAGCTTTAGCTTTAGCACGCTTTTGTTCTTCTTCTTCTAATTTGCGTTTCATGTATTTGATAATTTTCTTCGATACATCAATAACATCATCATAGGTTTCGGTGGTTTCAACTTCATTAAGCAAACCACGTTCTTCATCATTGAATTGAATACGTAATGCTGCGCCGCCTTTGCAGTGTAGGTTAATGCGGTCAAGAAAATTCATCTTGTTGATATCTGTTCCTTTGATACCAAAGAAATCTCTATCCATAAGCTCACCATAAGCTTTAACAAAGGAGTTTTTGAGACCTGGATATTTGTATTTGATTTTGCGTTCAATGCGGGAATCTTCAACCACATTAGACACATCTCTGATAACCTTTTCATCTCTTGCTTTCAACATACCATCCATAGGCGTATAGAGAGCATGACCAACTTCATGTCCTGTAAAAAGGTCATAAAGAGCACTAGAGATATTTTTGTCTAGTACCGGAAGTGTCAAAATCCGATTCTTAACGTCAAAAGATGCTGTTGGTACCGGACGTTGTTCAACAACAAGGTTCTCGGTTGCCATCAATTTAGCTAAAAGTGATTTTGATTCAAGTAATTCCATTATTTTTTCTCAGTCATAATAATAACATTGCCTCTTGGAGTTTCTTCGACTCTCATACTTAACACAGTGCCTTCTTTCCAGCCTGTTTCAGCAAGCAATTCATCAGGAAATTGTAAGATTGCATCGCCGGTGCCGTCATTCGCTTCTTGCAAATCAATAATATATCTCTTACTCATAATATTCCTTCATTTTCCTGTACCAATCTTGGTCATCTTCATGTCCTGATAGTACTGCCCACTTACGGACAACTTCATCTAGCAATTTCCAGTCAATCGGTTCTTGCGGTTCTTGTTTTAGCTCAGTGTTTTGCGACATTTTAGTCTCCTACAACAGCAATTTGCGACAAAATTGTCTTTTTCTCATCTTTACGACTGTATTTTACGACATTCTTATGTGCTTGTACAGGCTTGATTGGTGTACGACACACAGGACGTTGTAATTTTACAACAAAACTCATTTTCTTACTCATTTTAGCGCCTCATTTTTGAAATTTCTACAGCTTCCTGACTGTTAAACACAGGAACAGCGTTTGATTTGTGCATTGTTGCTATTCCCATCACTTTTGTGCCAGTGTAAACCTTCGGTGCTGCTTTAGTAGCGACACCGTTACCTGTATTTAATGACGGATAATGCACAGTTTCACGACCGGCAGGTGCCGACATTTTATATGTTAGTTGATTGCTTGTGGATTTGATAGGTTTTGATGTTTGGTGTGATTTCAACCACGCATCGTATTGTTCACGCACAGCTTTTGGTCCTAGTTTTTTCTTGGACTTTGCGATTCGAACATATATCATCATAAAAATCTCCTAAACAATGGTTGTATTATACACCATCCATCAAAGAGTGTCAATAGTAGTGTTGTTAATTTACAACATCAGTAATTAATTTTTTGGGATTTGTTATATCTTTGATTGGATTCAAAAGACTCATACTCATCGTAGTACTTTTGTTTTCGTTGTTGCTTCTGACGTTTTTTGTTTCTGTTTTCCTCTTGGAAATACTTCTCATCATCATAGTCTCGCTGGTTGCGAAACTTTCCAGAAAATTTAGACACTTTAATTAAACTCCTTGATTAATAATTTCAAATGTTGTGAATGTGATGCCACGAATACGAGCTTCTGGCATATCCTCTACGTTTGTTTCTGAAACATAGATTATATTGGATGCGGGATAACATAGTTTTATAAGTTTTAGTAAATTACAGCAGGTTCCATCAAAATCATTAAAAGTAAACACCTCATCAACATGAGAAATACTCTCCACAAATTCTTTTCTTTGTTCGAATGTATTTTTAGTTTTTTTTCGACATAACTCCATGTAGGAGTCAGAATGAACTCCTACAACAAGCCAATCACATTTGGATTTGCAAGTTTTTAATAATTTAAAATCATTATAAGTTATGTAATCGAATTCACCTGATAAGACAATGATGTTTTCTTTTTTCGTCATGGCAACATGTCTGGAAATGCCTCTTTTACAAATTTATAGTCTAACCCTTTTACTCCCAAATCTTTTTGGAAGATACCCAATATAACTTCTGCTTCCCGTGGTTCAATTGATTCTAACATTTGAATTAGTAATTCATTTCTACGGTGTTCATTTAACTTTTCTGCGGTTGGATCACCAACTCTGAACATATACATTCTACGTATTTGTCCATTAATATTATCATGTGTAATACCAGGTAACATATCTGTTGGTATACGATAATTTTCTGGCAGTTCTTTAATTTTCCATTGAATGTCTGGATGATAAGCCAATTTCAATACATCAACCAATGACTGTGAAAGATTTTTAGAAATTACATCCATTCTTTCTTTTTTATTCTTAGCCAGTTCAAATTCATCAAAAACTTCATATAGCGATTTCATTAAAATTCCCCAATAACATCTATTAAACTTTTCAGTTTGTTTGTAATTAAATAATCCAGTATCTTACCTTTAGGTGCTGGTTTGGTTTCTTCATAAGTATTTATAATTTTAGTCTGTATATCACCTGGTATATTTCTTAGGTCAATCAACGTCTGGTTACGTGAAAAACCGATACGTGCATTTTCATCATCATATTCACTATAGTCTTGACCCATGAATTTTGTAAGTTTGGCTTCTGTCATAACTTTCTGACGAATCTCACGTACAAATGTGTCACTCGGTGAAATAATGTTTGGAATACCATCACCTTTATCACCATGAATGATTTTCTCTTTCAATTCATCAAGTGGATTCTTAGATATGAGAAATTTCTTCTGTGCAGGATTATATTGTTTAACGGTATACTCACTTCGGCCGTTATACATCTGTAATTGCAAGAAATCACCATCACTTGAAATGATTAGTATGTTTTCATGCATGATATGTCGTGGTACAAGTGTACCGATGATATCATCAGCCTCTGCACCCTCAACATCAATGACTTTGTATGGGAAATTATCTCTGAGCTCTTGCTTAAACTTGGAAAGCATATCAAAGATTAAATGCCAGTCGAGTTCAGACTTCTCTCTGGTTTTTTTACGGCCGGCTTTGTAGAAAGGAAAGAATTCCTTGCGCCAGTATTTACGGTTGTCAGCACACAGTACAACTTCACCATATTCTTCTCGGAAGTTCTTTAGGTGAGTCCTGAGGATATTCAGGACCATGTGTCTGATAAGGCCTTCTTCTAATTTAACACCTTTTTGACTGGCAATTTGTGCCATAAGTCCGGCTAACAATACCTGGTTAAGGTCAACAAGAATCATAATGTACTTTCAGTTTAGATATCCATATTTTACATCATTGACTTGAATTTGTCAATAGCATCATCTAAAAAATTGTGGGAGGTTGTGGTTTTCTTTGCAATTAAACCATACCAACCTTGCGGAATCAGTCCGGATATGTATTCCCTAGGATCGGCAAATATGGCATCAAAGATATCAAGGTCCTCGACTTGGCCATTTTCTTCGTTGCATTTAAACAACAAAATGTGCCACCAATCGCCAATTATGTTTCCTTTTATTGGTTGTCCTGGATTTTTATATTTGTTAGTCATAATGTTGATACTATCTTCTTCTTCCATTGGCAAGAAAAATAAAGCATCAAATTCCCCACCAACCTCCTTCAAATAATCTAACATTGTAATCCTTTAATGTGTGATTTTCTTACTCTAACCATAATCCAAGAATTGTAATAATCATCTGTCTCCAGAGCACCATTTACAAACTGTTCTTTTGCTTCAAGATAACCACACTCACCTTTGCTTTTGCATAGATGTATAATTTCTCGGCTAAACGAATCTAGTCCGTGTATTATAACATCTTTTTTCAATTCCTCGTTACTACCGTAATAAGTTTGCCAGTCAGAGGAAACTTTGAATCGTTTCTTCTTACCTTTCACTTGCCTAGTCTTTGAGGAATAGAAAAACTTCTTACCAATGTATTTTTTATTTGTTACATCGTTGGTTATAAGATACACAAAACCATAATTGTCACCAATCAATTCTTCTGTAAATTCTTTGTCTTTATATGTCCAGTTCAGTCCCATTTTTCATCATCATTGAGTTCATCATCCTCTATATATTCGTCTTCGGATAATGAATCAATCGTTTCGCCGCAAAACGGGCAAAACTCAGGTAATTCTTCTGATACTAGTTCTTCCATAAAAATTACATCGTAACTGGATTCGCAGCTACTACACTCCGCTGTTATTGTTCTTGTTGTCATATGTTTCCTTTAGTTTGCCCACACATCGCCCCAATCTCCAGACAAGGCACCTTTAGCATAATCAGTTGCACGGTTCTCAAAGAAGTTTGTGTGTGTTGGTGCGTTAATCATTTCTTCAACCCAAGGTAATGGATTCTTCTTCACTTTAAAAATGCCTTTAAGACCAAGAGATATAAGGCGCCTGTCAGCAATATAACGAATGTACTTTTTGACATCTTCACTAGATAGACCGTCCATAGCACCCATAGAAAAGGCGAGGTCAATAAACTTATCTTCCAGTTCAACCATCTTTTCTGCAATGCTGTAAATACGGCCTTTAAGTTCATCGTTCCATATCTCTTTGTTTTCTTCTATGTAGGTACGGAATAATTTAATCATTGACTCAGCGTGTTGTGTTTCATCAACAATAGACCAAGTAACAATCTGTCCCATACCTTTCATCTTACCTGTGCGTGGAAAGTTCAATAACATGATGAAAGAGGAGAACAACTGCATCCCTTCAGTAAAAGCACTGAACACGGCGATGTGGGTTGCAGTTGAAGCGGCATCACCATTCTTAGAAGAAAGGTCTAACACATAATCGTGTTTATCTTTCATTTCTTGATAGTCTAAGAACTGGTTATAAGTGGCTTCTGGTAAACCAAGTGTTTCGATTAGATGACTGTAAGCAGCAACGTGTAATGCTTCTCTTGCAGCAAAACCTAACAACATCATGCGAACTTCTGGTTGAGGGAAATATGGTAAATAGTTCTTTACATAACCACCAGCAACGTCAATGTCGCCTTGTGTAAAGAATCTAAAGATATGTGTAAGAAATTGTTTTTCTTCTTTGCTTAGTTTCTTTTTCCAATCTTTAACGTCTTCCATCATTGGAACTTCTGTGTGAAGCCAATGTGATTGTTCATGTTTCAACCAAGCATCATATGCCCATGGATAATTGAAAGGTTTAAAACTGTTTCTTTCATCTGTAAGTCTTGAATCAACTTTTTTAATCATACTGTAGCCCACTCTTTTAGTTCTGTGATGGTTTTAGAACCAACCAATCGTTTAACCTCAATGTTTTCATCCAACATCACTAATGTCGGTACACCACGAATTCCATATTCAACTGCAACATCAGACTGAACATCAATATCAATAACTTCAATTGGCATTTGTAAATTTGCTTGTTCTAAATTCATTGCTAATGATTTGCATGGCCCACACCATGATGCTGTAAATCTTAATATCTTCATCTTATCTCTCCATTAATTTATTTGTGAATTCTAATAATAGTTTATGATGTTCTCCATTGTGATAGAGGCCTCTCATCCAACTATATGATTTATACCAATGTGGTTGACTTTCAGGATGACAACCAATTAAACCTATCCTGTTCTGAATAATGGCCATCGGATCATCATTCATATACTTTGCAATAATTTCATACTGTCCTGGTCCAAAGGCACAACCATCATAAAAGAACATCTTCTCCTGTTTACCCAACCATTCAATTTTTAAGTTCTTTGCATGAGGCCTACGTGTGTCGGTATTTGGTCGTGTTATATATTGTTCAACTTCTACATTATCAAGAAAATTGAAATAACTATTACCAGCCCAATAAGCACCCATGCAAATTCCCAGGTAGCGGCCGCCATTATGAATAAAATCAGAAATGCGACTACGATTATCTTTAAATAAAAAATCAAAACTATCACTATCACCCAAACCACCAGGAAAAGCAACAATATCGACATTATCAAAGAAATCACTTTCTAGTTCATGCTTTGTAAATATTTTAAAGTTGTAATGTGTCTCTAGTGCTTTAATTATTCCATTACCAGATTGTACCGAACATTTTGGTTGATGTAAGAATATAGCGATAGTGGGTTTCATTTATCCCTCACAAGCAATGCAATCATTTCCTTGTGCTACTTGAACCATGTCCAATTCTTTAATAACTTGTCGTTCAATCTTCTTAGAAACTTTATCAGCTTTACCAATCTTTTCTGAACGGCAATAGTAAAGTGTTTTCAATCCTTTTTTCCATGCCATAAAGTGTATGGCGTGAATGTATTTGATATGTGCATCTGGACGGAAGAACAAGTTTAATGATTGTGCTTGGTCAATATATTGTTGGCGGTCAGCAGCCAATTCGATAACCCAACGTTGGTCAATTTCCATGGATGTTTTAAATACTGCTCTCTCATTTTCATCCAACCA